CCGCCCTGGCAAAGGACAAGCCCTGGGCCTTCGAAGGTGCGGACAGTGGCTCCTCCGTCCATGTTGACACCGGCACAGAGCACGGTGCAGGCGGAGCGGCTGAAGACACCGCTGGGGTAGTCGCCGCATTCCAGGCACTAAACCCCGGCTTAAAACTTGACTAAAAGGAGAAATGAACTATGGCACATACCCTTCAGGAACGCTATGCCCAGCTGGTGGATATCAAGCTGCGGGCAACCCTGGTGAAGAAGGACGGCATTATTTTTAACAACCGGTATGAGGGAAACCCCAAGGCCGGTGCCGTGAAGGTACCTGTCCGGGACACCGAGGTGGCGGCTGCGGATTACAGCAAGACCGCCGGCACCAAGCTGACCACCGGCTCCACCGAGTACATCACCGTGACCATCCAGCACGACAAGGCCGTAAACGAACTGATCGACGGCTATGAGGCTGCCGCAGTTCCCGACAATCTGGCTGCGGATCGACTGGACTCCGCCGGCTATTCCCTGGCCCTCCAGATCGAGCAGGATGCAACCACCTGCTTGGAGGCTGCGGCGACCATGCTGGAAGACACTTCCGCGCTGACTGCGGAAACCGCTTATCCCATGATCGTAAAGGCCCGCACCGCCCTCTCCAAGGCCAACGTGCCCAACGACGGCCGCCGCTGGCTGCTGGTTTCCCCGGAGGTGGTGGAGCTGCTGCTCACCGACACCACCCACTTTGTCCGGGCCTCTCAGCTGGGCGACGCGGTGGTTCAGACCGGTGCTATCGGCAAGATCGCAGGCTTCACCGTGTTTGAGGACAACACCCTGTCCGACACCACTGATTTCATTGCCGGTCATCCGGACTGGTGCTGCCGGATCAATGAGTGGTCTGTGGCTCCTCATATCCAGGATCTGAACGGCTCCGGCTCCTTCATCGGTGCCTCTGCGGTGCAGGGTCGAAAGATCTATGAGCACGTTATCACCAAGCCCAAGACCCTGATCATCAAGACCACGGCGTAAGGAAGTGATGCTCCATGATCTACTGTAGCTATAGCCAGTATCAAGAGTTTGGCGGGCAGCTGGCAGAATCCACCTGGCAGATCTGGGCCACCAGGGCCTCCCGCACCATTGACCGGCTCACCTACGGCCGGGCGGAAGCGTATGCGGAGAAGCTGAACCTGGAACTAGCGGATGCGTGCGCCCAGATCACGGACGCACTCTACCGCTGCCAGCAGGTTACCGTCCGGGGGTTGGGCCTGGCTGCGGCCTCTAACGATGGGATCAGCGAGACCTATCTGGACGGCTCTGCTGCGGTGAGATCAGAGAACACCATTGCCCGCCAAATCCTGGCAGGGGCCTTGGGACATGATCCCTACGGCCTCCTCTATGCGGGGGTGATGTAAATGCTGGGCGGGACAAAAACCGTCACAGTGGTTACCACAAGGCGGGATAGAGAAGCTGGGCAGACGATCTACCAGCTGACCAGCTTCTCCGGCTGTTCCTGGCGCACGGAATTGACCTCCGAGACCAGCCAAAGCGGACGCAGCACCGCGCTATGCTGCAAGGTGCGGATTCCCCTGGATCCCGCCGCCCAGCTGGTCACCCGCTGCCGCAGTGTATGGCTCTATCAGGGGGAATTGGCAACGCTGGACGATGAGACATTCACCGCCCTGACCAAACGCCGGACGCTGTTTCGGGTCACCGGCTGCCACGACAACCGGGACGGCATGGAACCACATCTCTATTTGGAGGGGACGGCATAATGGCGGATAAAATTCCTACGCCCCGGGATGTCACCATTGAGGTAAACGGGATAAAAATGACCATGTCCTTTTCGGATGCCTTTGGCCAGCGGCTGAAAGAGGCACCGGACAAGGCCCAGGCCATGTTTGACGAAGAGGTTGCCCGTATGACGGATAAATACGTCCCCTTCCAAACCGGTGTGCTGGCGAACAGTGTCATTACCGCCAGCCAGATCGGCAAGGGGGAGCTGGTTTACAGCACCCCCTACGCCAGAGCCAGGTATTTCCTGCACGCCTCTGGCTCCGATCTGAGAGACGGGGTCAGAGGCAGCTACTGGGGCCATCGCAGTGTGGCAGACAATAAAACGCACTTTGCGGACTTTGCCCGGAAAGCGTTAGGAGGATTGATCGAAGGGTGAGCAAAGCCACGATTCAAGCGGTTCAGAGTTGGCTTCTGAACTGCCCCTATATTGACGATGAACTGGATGAGTTCGGCGGCCTGGGGGTAAATTTCCTGGGTTCCGAGCCTGTCCAGTTCTCCATTGAGGAGGCCCCCGGCACGCCCATTGTTCAGAGAATGTTTTCGGGCAGCGTGCGCCTCAAAAACTTCATGTTCCTCTCCCGGCTGAATTTCAACGAGGCGGAGGCCCAGCAGCTGTCCAACAGCGGCCTGATGGAGCAGATCACCGATTGGGTGGAGGAACAGAACGATTTGCGCAATTTCCCGGATCTGGGCCCGGACAAGCCCGTGCGCCGGATGGAGGTCACCTCCTCCGGCTATATGCAGGCGGTGGATGCCACCACCTGTAAATTTATATTTCAGTTAGCTATGACCTATTATCAACCGAAAGGAGCCACAACGCTATGACTGTTGCTGAAGCAATTGCCGCTACCGGCATTATCCCTTCCGCCGACTACACCGGCGAGGAACTGAACGACGACTTTGTGCTGGCCATCCAGACCGATGCCAGCCAGGTGAAGGAAAACGCCTGGATCGTTTGCCAGGATCATGTGAAGAGCCACGGTGCGGCCCTAAACGCCAAGACCTCCGACAGCACCTATCTGAGAAACGGCACTGCCACCACGAAAACCGGAAATCAGAGATCCTTCTCCGTGGAGGCTGACCGGGTGGTGGGAGACCCCTTCCAGGATTTCGTCATGTCCCACAAGATCGTCTATGGCACCGGCCAGGATGTGGTGGTGCCCTATGTGTGGTTCTCCATCCGCACCGGCAAGGGCGAGACCGGCCAAGTGGCCATCATCGTGAACAACGATGCAGACGGCTCCGCCGGTGATCCCGCCGGTGTGAAGCTGGACATGAAGGCCGTCTGCAAGCCCACGGAATACACCTACGCAGCTGAGTAAGGAGGCTGATTGACATGAAGATCAACGGTATTGAGTTCCCGTTTAATCCCCAGAACGCCGCCCATCTGGAGCGAATGGAAACCGCCTTTGAAGCCTACAAAGAGGAGAACGAACGGGATAAGGCACTGGCGGACGGCAGCGTCCGAGGCGGCATCGCGTTCCTCCGTGCAGACAACGCCTCCATTGCGAGATTCCTGGACGCGGTGCTGGGTGAGGGGGCAGCGGTGGCACTGGGTGCGGATCCTGACGACCATGAGGCAAGCCTCTCCGCGCTGACTACGGTCTGTGACGCAATCAAGGCCTCTTGCGTGGGTACGCAGAACCGGCAGATGCGCCGGGCCAAGAAGGAAGCGCAGTAAGATGGCGGCAGCCCTTTTGACAGAGCAGCTGCCTACCAGCATCTCCGGGGTGCCAGTCGCCTGGACGGCCAGGGAAATGATCGAGATCCAGCAGATCCTGCTGGATCCCAACAAGGACAATACCAAGAAGGTGTGGGAGATCCTGGAACGGTTTTACCCCAGCGGGCTGGGAAGGCTTTCCGTGGAGAGCGCATGGTCTTACTTTCTCTGGTTCCTGGGCTGCGGGCAGGAGCAAAGCCACCAGCCCTCCGGAGACAGGGACGTGCCTCGGGCCGTTGATTTCGTGGCAGATGGCCCGTTGATCGTGGCCGCCTATCAGCAAGCCTATCAGATCGACCTACTCCGGGAGCAGCTGCACTGGTGGCGTTTTCACGCCCTCTTTCTGGGGCTGCCGGATGCCTGCAAGATCACCAAGATCATGGAGTATCGCACCACAGATCCCAGAGAGGTGCCCCAGGCTCAGCGGGCTTTTTACCGGACTATGAAGGCCAGGTTTGCCCTGGGCAATGTGCGAAAGGGCCACATGACGAAGGAAGAGCATGAACAAGCATTTATCCAGCGACTGCGGCGGGGACAATGATCGCCGCCCGGTCTGCTGCCCCTGGTGCCACCGGCCCAGCGTGGTCTGGGCAGACAGAGGGGCAACCGCATCCGGCCTTTGGGTGCGGTGCAAAAATCCAAAATGCAAGAAGATATTTGAAATTGAGATAACGAAGTAAGGCCTGTGCCCTGTGCCTGTGCCACCTGATGAGAGGTGAACAGACATATGGCAGACTATTCCATCAAGGGCGATACCAAACTTGACACCTCGGGGGTCAGCAGCGGACTGTCCGCCATGACCACCGCGGCGGGAACGCTGATTGCAGGCTGCGTGGAGACCATTGCCAGCGGCGTGAAGGATGCTGCGCAGCAGGTCTACTCCCTGGGCACAGAATTTGAGACTGCCTCCGCCAAGCTGGCCACCATTGCCGGAACGGATGCGGTTGCCGGCCTAACAGCGGACATCACCGCTTTGTCCAACGAGACGGGTGCGGCCTCTGCCGATCTGGCAGACGTGGCCTACAACGCCATTTCGGCCGGTGTGGCCGTGGATGATGCCGTGTCCACTGCCGGTACCGCCTCCAAGCTGGCCACCGCCGGCTTTACAGATACCTCATCAGCCCTATCCGTCCTCACCACAGCCATGAACGCCTACGGCGACTCCGCGGGCACGGCGGAGCAGATCTCCGACAGCCTGATCACCGTCCAGAACTTGGGCGTAACCACGGTGGCGGAGCTGTCCTCCAGCATGGGCAAGGCCATCGCCTCCGCCTCTGCCTACGGGGTCAACCTGTACAACCTGGAATCCGGCTACATCTCCCTGACCAAGGCGGGTATCAGTACCGCAGAAGGCACCACCTATCTGTCCTCCATGTTCAAGGAACTGGGAGACTCCGGTTCCAGCGTTGGGCAGATCATCCAGGAAAAGACCGGAAAATCCTTTGGCCAGTTGATGGCAGACGGATACTCCCTGGGCGATGTGCTGGGGATCCTAAATGACAGCGTGGACGGCGACTCTGAAGCCCTAATGAACCTATGGGGCAGCGCAGAGGCCGGCAAAGCGGCCTCCGCCATTGTGGGCCAGGGACTGGATGCGTTCAACGAGAATCTGAACACGCTGGAAAACAGCGCAGGGGCCACGGAAAGTGCCTACTCCATTATGGCGGACACCATGGAGTATAAAACCGGGGTTCTGCAAACCAATGTACAGAACCTGGCCATCTCCATGTATGAGAGTTTTGCAGACAATCTCTCTCCCATTGTGGACTTTGGCATTGACTGTGTGCAGCAGCTGGCAGATGGCTTCAATGAGGGCGGCACAACTGGGCTGATCAATGCCGCCGGCAGCGTGATGAGCGCGTGCCTGTCTAAGCTGGCGGAATATCTGCCAGAAGTGATCAATGTGGGCGTGCAGCTGCTAACCTCCCTCTTACAAGGGCTGATGAATAGCTTGCCCGATTTGGTAAGTGCAGCAGGCCAGATCATTGAAACCCTGATCGACACTGTACTGGATTTCTTACCCGATTTCCTCAGTGCCGGCCTGGACTTTATCGGGGAAATGATAGATGGTATCGTACAAAAGATGCCGTCCATCATCAGTTCGATCACAACGGTGATCAACAAGCTGATCTCCACCCTGGCAAGCAACCTGCCCAGCTTCCTGAGCAAGGGCGTGGAGATCATCGGAAAGATGGCATCGGGCATTCTGAATAATCTGCCCACCATCATTTCCTCCCTGACCTCCATCCTGACAAACCTGATCTCCACAATTGTGACAAACCTGCCCCAGTTCTTGAGCAAAGGCATCGAAATCATCGGCAAGCTGGCCGCGGGACTCATTCAAGCCATTCCCACGGCGGTAGCGGCAATCCCTGAGATCATCAAGTCAATCATCAGCGCATTCACCAGCACCGACTGGGGGAGCGTTGGCAAAAATATCATTTCCGGTATCGCAAAGGGCATTACCAGCGGCGTTTCCTCCATCGTAAATGCCGCCAAAGAGGCCGCCAAGAGTGCTCTGAATGCTGCCAAAAGCTTCCTGGGCATCAAGTCGCCCTCTCGCAAGGCCAGGGACGAAGTGGGTGCCATGTTTGATGAGGGCATTGCCGGCGGCGTGGAGGACAATGCGGATCAGATGGTGGACGCTGCCACCGACAGCGCAGACCAGATGATTGCCGCGGCCCAGGATGTGGTGGTGCGCCAGCAAATGCAGGTGGGCGACACCTACTCCGCCACCGGCAGCCGATCCACCGCGTCCGTGATTTCCGCCCAGTCCGGAGGAGCCTCCGTGCAGTCTGACAGCGACCTATCCGGCCTTTTGAGTAAAATGCTGGCACTGATGGACGCTTATCTGCCCAATGTGGGCAATGCCAAAATTGTGCTGGATGATGATACGCTGGTGGGGAAAACGGTGGGGAAAATGGATAAGGCGTTGGGCGATCTGACAAAGAAGAAAGGGCGTGGTGCGTAATGATGGATGTTTTAGGAGTCACCTTTGGGCAGTATCACACATTCAAAGATTGGGGGCTATTTCAGTCCGCTCCTGTGGCTCTGTCCGCCCCCGTGCTTAGCAGCAACTACATCACCATCCCAGGCCGGAACGGGCCTTTGGATCTGACAGAGGCTTTGACCGGGCAGCCGGTCTATGAGTCCCGCACACTAAGCGGCTCCTTCTTCACCGTCTCCACCCCGGAGGTGTGGCCTGAGACCTTCACGGCCATCCTAAACGCCATCCACGGCCAGCGGATGAAAATCATGCTGGACGAAGACCCGGACTATTACCTGGAGGGCCGCATCACCGTAGGGAATGCAGGCTATGACAGCGGCGTGTATACGCTGCCCATTACGGCGGTTTGCGATCCCTACAAGCTTCACCACCTTTCCACCTCCCTTGCCTTCGACCTGACCACCACCAGCCGGGAGCTGACGCTGACCAATGACCGGATGGCGGTGTGCCCGGAGATCACGGTAACGGCAGAGACGACCCTGATCTTTGGGGACACATCATTTACCCTCAGCGCAGGCACCTGGAAGCTGGTTGGAATCCAGCTGCAAGCGGGCGAAAACCGGTTCACGGCCCGCACCAATTCCGGCACAGGCACCATCACCTTTACCTATCAGGAGGGCAGTCTCTAATGTTCCAGATCTATTATGACGGCAAGCTGATCTATGACCCCAGGGCGGAGGAATCCGCCATTGAGGAGGGCAGCTGTCACCTGGCCATGAACGAGGCGGGCAGCCTGACCTGTGTGCTGCCGCCGGGCCATCCGGCCTATGCCACCCTACAGCCCCGGAAGGGGATTGTGGAACTGCGGGCAGACAGCTTGCCCATCTACCGGGGGCGGGTGATCAGCACCAGCAAGGACTTTTATCTGTCCCAGACCGTGGAGACAGAGGGCCTTCTGGCCTGCCTCAATGACAGCGTGATCCCTCCCCACACCTTCCCCGCGGATTGGGAGAAGGACAAGGGCTATCTGGCGGCGGAGAACGTGGTGGAATTTTACCTCACCTGGCTGCTAGATCAGCACAACAGCCAGGTCACTGAGGAGCAGCAGCTGAAGCTGGGCAAGGTTACCGTCTGCGATTCCAACAACTATATCTATCGAGCCAGCGAAAACTATGCCACCACCTGGGACACGGTGAAAGACAAGCTGTTTGGCAGCGCACTGGGCGGAGATCTTGTGGTGCGCTATGAGGCCGACGGCACCTATGTGGACTACCTGGAGGAGCCGCTGCTGACCAACGTGCAGCATATCACCTTCGGGGAGAATCTTTTGAACCTCACCGACGAAATGGACACGGCGGAGGTGTGCTCTGCAATCCTGCCTCTGGGGGCGGACGGGCTCACCATCGAAAGTCTGGCAGACGGCTCCATCACAAAGGATCTTGTGAAGGACGGCAAGCTGATCTACTCCATTTCCGCCCGAGAAAAATACGGCAATGTGACCCAGATCGTCACCTGGGATGAGGTCACCGAGGCCGCTAACCTAAAGACCAAGGCCGCCGCCCAGCTGGCGCAAGCCGGCGTGAAGCTGGTGGAGACCATCACCGCCACCGCCGTAGACCTGGGGCTCACCTCAGAGGATGTGCAGCAGCTGCGGGTGGGGCGAAACACCATCCTGTCCTCTCCGCCTCACGGCCTAGCCGCTACCTATCCGCTGTCCGAACTTGACTTGGAACTGCTGGCTCCGGAGAACACTAAAATCACCCTGGGGAAAACCGCCTACACCATCAGCAGTCAGATCAATCAGTCCTTCCAGGGGATCCAAGATCAGGTGGAGGCGGTAAAGGCCGCCGCCGTGGCAGCGGTCACCGAGGAATACTACCTCTCCACCTCCCAGACCGCTTTGGAGGGCGGCGAGTGGGTGGCCCTTCCGCCGGACTGGACGGAGGGGCACTACCTTTGGAGCCGTACCAAAACCACCACCACATCCGGCACGGTGACCTATGGGGAGGCCAAGTGCCTCGCCGGGGCCACTGGGCAGGCCGGTGAGGATGCCACGGTGCTGCGCATCGACTCCTCCCGTGGGACGGTGTTTAAGAACAACTCGGTCTCCACCGTGCTCTCCGCCGTGATCTACCACGGCTCCCAGAGGATCACAGACCTGGCTACCCTCCAGGCTGTTTTCGGCAGCGGTGCTTACCTGGAGTGGTCGTGGCAGCGGATGGATGAGGATCGTTTCGGCGTGATCTCCGCATCGGACTCCCGGCTGGGTGAGAACGGCTTTACCTTTACGCTGTCCCCGGAGGATGTGGATACCAAAGTGACCTTCCAGTGCAATCTTATCGTATAAAGGAGTATGAGTATGGCAATTAAATCATCTGACCAGATCAGCATTGTTGACGTGACCGACGCGTACTCGGTGACCCTGACTAGCGAGGCCCACACGTTCCCCGGCACCACCGGCGCGGCAAAGGCGGGCTCCACCACCACCCAGGTCTATGCCATGCTGGGAGCCTCCCAGGTGGCGGCTTCCGTGGCGGTCAGCGAGATCACCGGTCTGCCTACCGGCATGACCGCCTCGGTGGACACCGACACCACCGCCCCCACCCTGACCTTTACGGTGACCACCGCCATGACCACCGCCTCCGGTGCTGTTAAGATCCCGGTGCATATCGGGGATATCACCATCGTCAAGCAGTTTGACTATGCCATCGCCTTTACCGGGGCCACCGGTGCCACGGGCACCGCAGGCAGTGTGTGGTATACGGGCACCGCCATCACCGGCACCAGTACCACGGCAACGGCGTTTTCCGGATCCGGCATCGCTGACGCAAAGGTGGATGACCAATACCTAAATACGGACACGGGCAACACCTACAAGTGCACCACCGCAGGAAATGCCAGCACGGCAAAGTGGGTGTACACCGGCAGTATCAAGGGAGCCACCGGCGATACCGGCACCGCAGGCAGCGTGTGGTACTCCGGCACAGCCATCACCGGTACCAGCACCACCGCAACGGCGTTTTCCGGATCTGGCATCACAGCAGCCAAGGTGGATGATCAGTATTTAAATACGGATACGGGCAACACCTATAAATGCACGGTGGCAGGTGCCGCCAGCACGGCGAAGTGGGTGTACACCGGCAATATCAAGGGAGCCACCGGTGCCACAGGTGCCGCGGGCGCATCGGCGATCACCATCTCCATCACATCTTCCAACGGCACGATCTTTAAGAATACGTCCATCTCCACGGTGCTCACTGCCCATGTCTACCAGGCCGGGGCAGAGGTCACCGGGGACGCGCTGACTGCCCTAGGCACCATCAAGTGGTACAAGGATGGCGGCAGCACATCGGTGGCCACCGGCCAGACTTTGACCATCAGTGCCGGAGACGTGACCAACAAGGCTACCTATGTGGCCCAGCTGGAGGGCTAAATCATGGCAGTAAAAGCCCAGGCAGAGATCACACTGTCCGCCGTCCGGGATGTGCAGGCCACCTATCGGTACTATCTCCTCCAATCCTCCACGCTGTCTGCCCCCTCCAAGCCCACGGCCCAGCCGCCGGGGGGAAGCTGGGACGACACAGAGCCCAGTTACACCTCCGGCTCCACCAACAGCCTGTATCTGGTGGACTGTACGGTGTTTTCCGATGGCAGCTTTTCCTACTCAGAGGTGTCGCTGTCCTCCTCCTATGAGGCGGCCAAGGAGGCCTACAACGTGGCCCAGGCGGCCCAGGCTACGGCGGACAACGCCCAGGAATCTGCGGATGCCGTCAATACCAGGCTGACGGATCAGATCACCACCTTTACAAAGACCTGTGACCAGATGATCCTCTCTGCGCTGGAGGAGTACACCACCACCACTGATCTGGATCAGCAGATCGAGACCCTTACGGCCCAGCTGAAATTGATGTCGGACAACGTGACCATCAGCTTGACCAACACCAATCAGCGGATCACCAGTGCCCAGAGCGACCTCCAGTCTCAGATCACGGATGTCAGTTCCTATTTCCAGTTCACCACAGACGGCCTGCTCATCGGCAAGAGTGACGATGCACTGACGTTACAGGTGAGCAGCGACCGGGTGAGTTTTCTGGACGGCGGCATGGAGGTGGCCTATGTGTCAGATAAGGCACTCTATGTGACAGACGGATATTTTATCAACTCCTTGCAGGTGGGGGGCTTTGCCTGGCAGCCCCGCTCCACGGGAAATCTCAGTTTTATTAAGGTAGGTGATTAAATGGCACAATCAGGAACCGTAACGGGCCAGGTGAATGACTATGTGACCCTGTGCCTGACCTGGCGAGAAACGGCCCAGTCGGTGAAGGACAACACAACAACGGTGGCGTGGAGCCTGGACATCAGTTCCACTGACCCCACCACAGTATACTCCAACAAGTCCTCGTATTGGAGCGTGGCCATTTCTGGAAACACCTCCCAAGGCAACGCAGCCTGCGAGCTAGCTTATGGTGACACCTTCGCCTTGGCCTCCGGCACCACTGTGGTGACGCACAACTCGGATGGCACTAAGATCGGATCGATCAGTATCAGCTATCAATTCAGCGGTTACGGCTTTGTGACTGGCTCCAGTACAGTCACGTTTACCCCCATCAACCGGGCTCCCACGATCTCCGTTCCGGAGTTTACCATGGGCACCGCCGGAACCATTAAGGTGACCCCTGCGGACAGCAGCTTTACCCAGACTCTGACCTGGGAGTTTGGCTCTGCGTCAGGCACTATCGCCACCAATACCTCCAGCACCTCGGTGTCCTGGACACCTCCAGCAGACACCATGGGCCCCGAAATTCCCGACTCCTATACCGGCGTTGGCACCATTACCTGTACCTCCTATAGCGGCAGCACCCAAGTGGGGCGCGCCAGTGCCACCTTTACCGCCTACGTGCCCGACGATGCGTTTCCAACTATCGCATCCGTGTCCATTGCAGAGGCCACCTCTGGGGTGGCAAAGCAGTTCGGGTGCTATGTCCAAAATAAGAGCACCTTGTCGGTGTCGTTCTCGGCATCTGGCGCGTATGGCAGTACCATCAAGCGCAGCTGGGTCACTGTGCTGGGCGTGACTTACTCCGGCACCAGCATCACCACGGGGGTGCTCACTTCCACCGGCACCAATGGCTATGTTCAGGTGGAGATCCATACAGAGGACAGCCGAGGCTGTATCGCAGGCTCCTCCACCCCCGTCACAGTGGTGGCGTACTCCAATCCCGCGATCACCGCCTTTTCGGTGCAGCGGTGTAACTCCTCCGGCACAGCGGACTCAAACGGCAGCTACGCCAAACTGACCTACAGTTACTCGGTGTCCTCGGTGAACAGCAAGAACACCTGCTCCATGAAGATCCAGTACAAGCGCAGCACTGCCTCCAGTTGGGCGGGGACACTGAAATCGGCATCCAGCTATTCCGCTTCCACCTCCGTGGTGCCCACCACAACGCTGTCCTCAGACTATCAGTGGGATATCATGATTACGGTTGCGGACTACTTCACCTCCACCAGCTACACCGCCATCCTGCCCTCTGCGGCAGTGATCATGGACTTCCTGGCCAGCGGCAACGGCATGGCCATCGGGAAGACGGCGGAGACGGAGAATGCGCTGGATATTGGGTGGGATGTGATTTTTCGAGGGGGTGTGTCTGGTCTGGACACCGAAGACATATCCGGGCTGTCGGATACCCTGGCGGAGAAAAGTGACACCAGCCACACCCACAGTGCTTTTACGGGTGCGACCTCCTCAAAAGCCGGTTCGGCCGGTTTTGTGCCTGCTCCGGGCACTAGTGACAGGACAAAGTATCTCAAAGGAGACGGAACATGGACAGCGGCACCGACAACGACAGTTGACAGCAGCTTATCGTCGTCGTCTACAAATCCAGTGCAGAATAAAGTGATCAACAACGCATTGTCTGCAAAAATGGACACCGTAAATTTTGGAGAAACTGAAGAAAGCTCATCCTATCCAGGATGCTATTACCGCACATCGACATCAGAGACCGAATGGTTTAACCCGCCTATGATCTTTGGCAATACATATCGGACGACAGAGCGGCACAACAACAAAACTGTTTACACAAGGCTTATTAGTCTTGGCGCAACGACATCAGGAACCAAAGAAATTTCAGTAACGCTGAGCGGACTTTCATCGCTTGTGTCTTTTGAGGCGTTTTCCGTCAACTACTCAACGCAAAAACTAGACGAAACCACATCGTATAACATAAAGGCTCACATTGTTTGCAACGTTGGAGGGTCGTGCGCTGTGGTCCTATATGCAGGATCAAACATGACAGGGAAAACAATGTATGCGCGCGTAAAATACACGATTGATTGAGGTGAGAAATGAAACACATTAAATATGAATTAAATGATGGTTCGAGTTTATTGCCGTGCCAAATTGAATATTCCGCGGAAAACCTGGAAATCGCAAAGAAAGAAGCTGTAGGAGAAATCGTGATCGAGGATGACGGGGAGCAGGAAGTCTATGTCCCAACAAATCAAGAGCGGTTGGAAGCCCTGGAATCGGCGATCATGGATCTGGCGGAGGTGTTGACAGGTGGCTAAATTTTATGCAATGCAGATCAAGATGGGTAAGATCACCTTAAACGATGTGCCCACAAAATGGCGAGACGCAGTAAAGGAGTTACTAAATCAATGACAGAAATCATTGTAGCCCTCATCACCGGGGGACTGAGTTTGATGGGAGTGATGATTTCCAACTGGGCGGCCCATCGAAAGACGGAACTGACCATCACCACCGCCCAGGCGGTGACGGACACCAAGCTGGAAGAACTGACCCGAGAAGTTCGGGAGCACAACAACTTCGCCCGCCGGATGCCGGTGGTGGAAGAACAAATTAAGGTGATGAATCACCGCATTAAGGATTTGGAGGGGAAGCAATGAACAGAGCATGGTGGAAAGCAGCAGGGGTGAGAGCGGTAAAGACGGTGGCCCAAACCGCAGTGGCCACCATCGGTACGTCGGCGGTTTTGGGTGATGTGGACTGGGCCATGGCGGTTTCCGCGGCGGTGCTGGCGGGGATTTTGTCCCTCTTGACCTCCGTGGCGGGCCTGCCGGAGGTGGAGGGATGAGCTATACCTTTCATATCCTTCACGCGTCTAGCAAAAGCTACTCCGCCACCAAGCGCACGGACGCGGATATCAAATATCTGGTCGTCCACTATACGGGCAACCACGGGGATACAGCCCATAACAACGCCATCTTTTATGGCCCCAATGGCTCCAACACCCGCTCCGCAGGTGCCCACTATTTCGTGGACGACACCGAGGTGTGGCAATCCGTCTACGACCATGAGGTTGCCTGGAGCGTAGGCGATAGCAAGAACGGCCACGGCACCCTCTACGGCGTGGTCACCAACCGGAATTCCATCAGCATCGAACTGTGCGGCACCGGCTCTGGAACCGAGGCCAGCGAAGCCACGATCCAGAACGCCGTGGCTCTGATCAAAGAGTTGCAGGAGAAATTCGGCATCGATAACGATCACATTTGCCGCCATTACGACGTAACCACAAAAAAGTGCCCCGCCTGGCTAGTTGACAGCACAGCCTGGGCCGCTTTCAGGCAGAGATTTGAGGAGGAAATCAATATGACCAAAGACGAACTGAACACCCTCATCGACCAACGGGTAGCCGCGAAGCTTGCCACCATCACCAGCCTCACCGGCACCGGAGACACCCCCGCCACCTGGGCCAAAGAGGCCGCAGAGTGGGCCAAGGCCCAGGGGATCTTCACCGGCGACGGGAACGGGAACTATGGATGGCAGAAGCCCATTACCAGGGAACAGCTGGCGGTAATTTTGTATCGGATGAATAAGTAAGGACAGCACAAAGCCCCACCGGTAATCCCGGTGGGGCTTTGTGTCATTTTGTGGGGTCAACGCGCTCTAGTTCGTGGATCACACTCGGTCACTTATAAACTTGTGGCACACATCGGCCTGTACCTATATAGGTGACTGTGCTTACAGTGGCGTTGAGACCGCCACAAGCCCGCCACAGAGATGTGGATCTGTAGCAGACTGACGCTGTGCTTGCCACAAGCTTGCCACAAGCCTTGTTACGCCCGCGAGGCCTGTGTTTCCAACGGATTCCGGGTTTTCGCCACAACGCCACAGAAAAACTTAGAGGAGAGGATAAATAGAGAGAATAGAGGGGTATATACCCTCTAATCGCCCACACGCGTATAGCTATATAAGGTTCGCTGTTTCTTGTGGCGTTTGTGGCGAGATCCAATATTCGCCTCACCAAAAAGCCAGAACCGAAATTGACAACGAAAATGACAACGGAAAAAATCGGCCTTGTGTTTTCAATGGGTTTGGGCGTTTCTGGCGAGGGTTCAAATCCCTCCTTCTGCGCCAACACCCCGGAAACCTGTTTGTTTCCGGGGTGTTTTTCTGCTTTTTGGGACTTTTTAGAGGAAAAGATTCATAATAACGAGCAGCGTAAAACCAAAATTCTATGAATTTTTATGGATTTACGCGGATTTTTATATTCTATTGCTAATCCTATTGCTAACCAGAAAACGCGCTATTGCTAATTGAAAAATCCTATAGCTAACGCTACAGCTAATTGAAAAAAGGCTATAGCTAATGCTATAGCTAACGCTACGGCTAATCGCATCAGTTGTTTATTGTTCGATAAACTTTCTTGCGATGCCTTTGAGGACTCTTCGCTCTTCCGGAGTAAGTTTGCAGATTTCAACTATCATTCTCTTGATCTCAGCATCATCTGATGCCATAATCTGCTTTACAATCGCTTGCTCATCTTCATCTGGGGATGAAATCATAGACTCAGCCCCATACATTAGCCACTCATAATTAACATTGCACGCCTTGCTAATTAATACAGCATTTTTTTCTGACAAATTACGTTTCCCTGTCTCAATAAGCGATAAGGTAGACTGGTTAACGTGAATAATTTTAGCGAAGTCTTTTTGTTTGAGACCCATTGTTTTTCTAACTTGGGAAACTCTCTCGCCGGCACTCTCCATTGGATCACCTTCTCTTTGTCCTGATAATATGGTAAAACACAAGACCTCCTTGCAAAGTGATGGAGGCCTCAATTGTCTGTATCTTCGGGTTCATTCCTTTGCTGATATGTTTCAGAGCTTATAATTCTGTGTAATTTATTTACAAACTCTTTCATTAATTTGCGTTCTGAGGGTGGAAGTTTGCAGATTTCAACAATGATTCTCTTGATCTCAGCATCATCAGATGCCATAACCTGGTTTACAATCGCTTGCTCATCATCAGTTGGAGCTGAAGACATGGGGCCAACTCCGAACATTAGCCATTCATAATTAACATTGCATGATTGGCTAATTATTTTGGCATTTTTTTTAGACAAGCTTTGTTTTCCTGTTTCGATAAGAGACAATGTAGATTGGGTTACGCATATGATTTTAGCGAAATCTCGTTGTTTGAGCCCCATCATCTTTCTGACTTTAACAACCCTTTCGTTGATACCTTCCATCAGACGCATCCTCTTTCCTTTTTCTGATAATATCGTAAAACAAAAGACCTCCTTGCATAGTGATGGAGGCTTCAATTGTCTGTATCTTCGGGTTCATTCCTTTGCTGATATGTTTCAGAGTTTATAATTCTGTCAAGTTTTTTTACAAGTCCCTTAATTGACTTCCTTTCTAGGGGTGAAAGTTTGCAAATTCCTAAAAGAATCGCCTTTAGTTCTTCGTCGTTTGATGACATTGCTGATTCAATCAGCTCAACGTCGTCATCGGCCATCCGGTATGGATTTCCCTCCCCAAATGCAAGCCATTCATAAGAGACACCATATGTTGAGCAGATTAACCTGAGATTCTTTTCAGTGAGCCGTCTCGCGCCGCGTTCAATCATTCCTAGAGATGACTGTCCCATAGATATGGATTCTGCAAACTCCTTTTGCGTTAAGCCAAGGCTTTTCCTTAGTTCGCGTAGCCGTTTGTTCACAACCATCCCTCCTTATCATTCCATACCAGTGGTGTGTTTTTCTTTTCGTTCTATTATAACACAGGAAAGCGTTAATTGAGAAGAAGTCAAGAGATTTTTAACGCGAAGAAGCGAAAAAAGAGAACCACAGGCCGGTTTTAAATCCCCAGCCTGTGGTTCTTATTTTCCCTTTACTCAATGCTCTTCAGCGACTCCGCCATATCAATGCGGGCGATTTTGCGGCGCATGATCTGGTCGGTGATGACGGCGAAGAGGATCACGATGATCACCGCCAGCAGATAGCTGGTGGGCTTGATGACGGTTTGGAAGGCCACCATATCCACCTGGATCTGAGACATCACAAAGGCATGGAGGGCCACGCCCAGCGGGAGGCCGCAGAGAATGCCCATGAGGGAGAGGATGATATTCTCCCGGAACACATAGGCCCCGGTTTCACGGGCGTGGAAGCCCAGCACCTTGATGGTGGCGATCTCCCGCACCCGCTCCGACAGGTTGATGTTGCCCAGGTTAAAGAGGACGATAAAGGCCAAGGCCGCCGCGCAGCCCAGCACCAGAGCCACCAC